TGACATTTCAGAAATAGCTTTAGCGTAGTTATCGCCGTCAGCCTTAATTCTAGTCTCTAGAGCTTCTGCAGTTTTCTCTGCTTGGGTCTTACCCATTTCAATTGATTTAAGGTTAGCTTCTGATGCAACTTTTGCAGCTGTTTCAGCAACTTCGTTTTTGTATGTGTCTAATGCTGCTGCTGCAGACTTAGCCATCATTACTTCGATTTCTTTCTTGTCCATATTTAATTCCTTTAGAATATTATCTTGAGAAGTGGTCTTCTCTTCCTTTTGTAACTCTTCTTTCACTTCTTCTACTTTACCATAAGACTGCTTAAATGAGTTACACTCATCTTCGTTGTCAAATGACTTAGCAATAGAGAAAGTCGAATCTTGATTAGCGGGAACAGAAACAACACTTATTTCATATAAAGATAAATCTTTAATATAGAATGTGTCATCGTCCTTTTCATAGTCAGCATCTTTAATGCTAAAACCAACGCTAAATGTTTTTAAAACTCCATCTTTGATTAGGTTATATACCTCACCTGCAGCCTTACTAATTTCTGCAACAATCTCCAGTCCTTTGTCTGTTACGTTGTAATCGACAGTGGTACCTACTGGGCGCGAATAATCATGAAAAGCAAGGATAATAGGGTTTTTTAGATAATCATCCATACCACCCTTTGTCCAAGCCTCTTTAACGATTACGTCACCAGAACGGTCTTTGGAAACAGTATTAGCATAACCTTTGATTGTAAGAGTTTCAGACTTAGAGTCTTTCTCCACAACATCAAATAACGAGCTAATTTCAAATTTTTTGTTCATCATTGTCCTTGTTTTTCCGGGGGTCTTCCGCCCTCAGAGGGGTTGCCTGCACTTCCAGCAATGTTTGCCGGAATGCGTATATCATCATGACCATCTATCTTATTCAATCTTAACGACTCTCTAGCTTCGTTTGGAGTAATTACTCCACCATTAACTAGGGTACTATAGTATTTTGCTTTTTCATCTAACTCTGGCTGTAAAGGCGAGAGGTCTTCTAGGGCTGCTGCGAGGTCATAACCAAAATATCGTTCTAAACCACTGATTAGTTTCCTAACTAAAGGTAAAACGGTCTCTTGATACATTAATTTCTGGTTGGGTCTAATGTTAGCATTATTGCCACCATCCATCAAAATTGGTGGGATTCCTATAACCTTTAGAATAGTATTTTCTAAGTTAGTTACTGAATCCTCAAAATCTAGTTTCTTAAAGTCTACATTTGAAATACTGTCTATCTCTAAACCACCATCTAGAACTAAAGGTCTACGACCTCCACTCTTTGGATTGTACTTCTGTGACCAAGAATTTATTAATCTTTCTTTAACTTTAGCACTAAGAGTATTTGGCGTCTTTAGTACTAACCCAGGAACTGCTCCATTCTTGAAGAAGTTGCTCTGGAAGTCTTTCATATTGTAAAGCAAGTTAATTGAATCTCTTGCTGAACTTATTCGAGATTTACCTCGATAGATAGACTCTGCTGAATTATCTTGAATATGAATTATCTCATCCGGCTTATATTTAGTGCCGTTGTAATCATACCCTTTTACAAATGTTTTTTTATCTGGGTGAATAGTTACATTCACTGCAGGTAAGTGATACATAGAAGCACCGTCGAAGTAGATAAATGCGTTACCGTCCATAATCATGTCTAAGAATATGTTACGTCTAAAGGCATCTGCCGACTGATAAGGATTAGGGTTTCTATTAAGTAGAGTAACTAGCTTTCTATGTCTAATAGTTGCTACTCCAGGAAATGACTCCTTATCTCCTACATCCATGTTTATCTGTGCTGCTGCATCTACAATCATGTTAACTCCACGATTAACTACTTCTAGTCTTTCGTAGGCTCTTTCGTACGGCATAGAAGGGGCTAATGGACCTTGTACTCCCTGTGATGCTGCTATTTGTGGTTGTGCTGGATTCAATTTTTGAACCAGGTTTTTAATTATTCCCATATTCTTTTACTCTTCTCTTGTCTACCCAGCGTTTCTGCTTGGGCCCAGTGACTAAAGAGGGCTTCTTCCCGTATATCGAATGTAGTTTTAAATGATGTGTATGGCAGAGAGTAATTGTGTCATCATAAATTTCTTTATGGTGTGCCTCAATAAACTCATCCCTCATATCCATCATATCTTCTGCAGTCAATATAACGAGTTTTTTCTCTTTAATCCACTTATTAAGAAGCTCCGTTACACTGAAAAAGTGATGGAAGTCTAACTTCTCGACTCCGCCACAGATGTAACATTCTTCATCCTTTACATAAGCTGACTTTGCGCGGTCTCTTATGTATTTAATCTTGTCTCTTTTAAGTTCACTCATAAGTTGATTTCTTAAATTTTCTCTTTATATGGGGAATTATATCAAATTTCAACACAAAAGTCAAGAGCTATTTTTCATGTGGTGACAACTAGAACGTTATGTCCGAGACAACGAACGTGTACAAGGCATAACGTAGGGCATCCGACATATGAGATGCCATGTTATGTACCGGCTTTTCTGTTAGTAGATGTTCATTAGGATTCCATTGGTACTGATCTAAAGACATTAGGGAGTGGTCGCAGCGTTGGTCTACAATTAATTTGTTATTATCTACAATAGTGGCTACGGAAGCAATTCCGTCTAATACACTCTTTGTAGCGTTAATTGTACTAATATCATAATTCTGTGCTAGGTCAAATCTCATTTGCTGTGCTGCAGAGTCAATGTATATTGCGTCAATACCCCATTTATCAATAAGCTTCTGAATAACTAAAGCATGTTGTTCTGTTGTCTTCTCCGCTTCCATATACTCGTCTAATATATAGTATGTTTCTGAATCCCAATCATATGCAATTACACAGAACGCTGTTGGATCCCTATAACCTACGTCTAGTCCCGCGAATACATCCATCTTAGATACATCCAGTTCTTCTAAGTCTGCAACACATTCTTCATAGTTGAAGTCCCATACTTGCCCTTCAAAGGTATTAAAGGAAGCTAAGTACTCTTGTTCGAACTCCGCCTTGGACATCCCCTTCTGTGCTTCATCGATATCTTTCTGTGAAATTCTAGGGTTCTCGTGGTACGTTGCTCGTATTGAGGCCCAGTTGTCGTACTCGTCATTATACCCCCTCTGATAAAAATCAGAGAACCAGTTATTTCTACCACGAGGAGTTGAGATGAATACACACTTACTATTAGGTTTGTCTAGAGTAGGACGTAGGGCTACGTTAAACGCATCCATGCCTCCGTCCCCTAACGCCGCTTCGTCAAATATAATAAGGTCATAAGACCTACCAACGGTACTATCAACCTGATTGACTGATCCCATACGAATAGTGCTTCCATTTGTTAACTCGATTATTTTATCTTTAGCATTATCTCTTGCGACTTCTAGATCGAAGTGTTTAATTAGATTTCTCTGTAGATCAAATGAGATTTGAGAGAGTGAATAGTTGGGACTCATAATTAGTACGTTCATACCTGGTACTAAAGCTACTAGTTGTCCGATTATGTTTGCTATATACGTCTTACCTTGTCGTCTAGAAAGGGCGGCTACAACAAATCTGTAGTTTGGATTATTAATTGCGTTTATAAGTGCAATTTGTGACGCGATAGGTTTAATACCTAAAAGTTCTAAATACTGAGATATTGGTAATTTGATGAATCTTTCATCTTTTGGGTACTCAATAAGCTCTGTAGCATTTAGATCGGGTCTACTTAGTTCTAACATTAATAATCCTTATAATTAGGTGAAAAAGCCCTACTAGTTGTAAGGCTTCTTAAAAGTTACTTCTTTGTAAATATGTGGTACACTACTGCTAATGATGCTAGTCCAACAAGACCTGCATTACCTAGCTTAGTTAGGATACCCGTAATAGTTGCGATAACGTCTCCGCCAATAAACGGTACACTTCCGCCAAAGATTACTTGTAAAACGATTGCTAAAGCAATTAATGCTACTCCAGCTTCAGTTGCGGCTTTAATCCAGCCCATTATTTTCTCTACCATAAAATTCTCCTTTATGCTATTTGTCAATATTGACAATTAAAAATTATACCAGATTCAGGCAAAAAGTCAAGAGTAAATTTCTTAGGTGGAGCAAATTAAGGTTTAGGGTCTACCTTTTCATTGCAGCAGAACCAAAATAGAAACCTATAATGTTCATGATTGCAACTGGTAACCACTCTGGAGTAACAAAACCTTGTAGGGATATATACTCCGTAACAGTTGTAGTAGTATCAATAAATAGGAATTTAAATCCTTCTGTAACTTCAATAGGTACATTAGTTTGCATACCCATAATTGGTGCCATAAACACAATTCCGATCCCTGCTAATAAACTAAAAACAACTATGAATCTTCTTATCCAAGCTGCATTAGGGTTCTGCATTTGTCGTGCATTGTTGACTCCCTCTTCTATCTGTGTGTTCTTCTGTAGCAACATCTTGTGTGCTTCTGCTTTATCTGCCTGCGCCTGTCCCCACATTTTCATCATACCACCCATGGC